TGGAGTCTGTTGAAGTGTCTTCTGGCCGAAGATAACAATTTCGTTAACTGCTGGGAACCGAGCAATTGGATTAATGTTGTTTTGATAAAGATCATCACGATTTTGCTTAGTCAAATGTTCCCATGTCCCAACACATTGTGGACCTGTGCGGCCGCCGAGTTGCCTAATACCACCTCGATTAAATCCAGCAGGAGCAAACCAAGGCTCAGAAACAGCTTCAGAGCGAGCAATTGCACCAATTCCAGCAATTGATGGAGGAGCCATGATTACATCACCGTTACCGGCAAGAGAATCTCGCAAACGAATCCATGGGTAGTAACAGGCACCATAACTTGTGTTAAGTTGTCTGCCATCGAGTTCATCAATTGTTGCTTTGATTGAGCCAGTTTGGTTTGATGTATCTTCAACACCTGCGGGTGCAAAACCTTGAGCAATGTCAATGATACCAAGCGAGTCGCCCCTTTCGGCACAAATATTAAGAACCTTATTTGTTACAATCTCTCTGGTAACTCCGGGGACAGACAGGATGTCATATTTAACAACTTCTGGATCTTCAATGGTCTTTAGTGCTTTCATTACAGAGTGAAGAGCATAGTTGTCTTCTTCTTTAAAGCTAGATGCGTTTCCAAGAACCGCATTGGCGAAAGGATTTGACCATTTAATGTCAACACCCTCTTCACCGCCGAAAAGAGGTACTTTAAATTTTCTAACTCTAAGTTCGTTAATCAAGTGCTCAGTTCCTTTGAGAGCGGTAACAGAAGTTCCGCCTTTACGCGAACCTGATTCAAAATAAACAGATCCAGAGGTTGAATGCAACACTATATCATCCATCGTAAACCAGTAAGAAAAGATTTTATCATTGCTGAGAGATGTTGTATTAATAGATGCGGTTACAGATAGATTGTTTGATCCACCGGCGGCATATGCCCCGTTTCTAACCAACTCACGATAGCAAGGTGATTGTTTAGCAGAGCCTGATTTACTGTGGTCGACTCCGAGCCAATCTTTAAAGTTGTAGTTTGTGTTGTTTGCACCCTTGTTGTTTTGGGTTGACAAACGTAGTCTTGGAAACTTAATTGTTACCTTACGAGAGGCTCCAACATTTTTGGCGTCCAAAAACTCAAGCGCCTCACCATGACCATGGGCAACTTCTTGATTATATCCGGACATTGAGTCATCAAGATGGTGAGTTGTACCATCAGGCGCCAAAACCGATGATTTGTTGGCACCGGCGCCTTCTTCAATAACCAAGTCATCCCAAATGATTGGGCCTTGGCAACCGAAGGGAACAGCGGACATATTGGTAAGAGTGCCGTCTCGAACTTGATCAGAAAGTTCTATGTAAATATAATCTGATCTGTTTTCGTATTCGCCTCTAACGTCATATTTTTCTTGTGTAGCGTTCCAAACTTGATTCTGGTCACCAATCTTCTTTGCAACAAAGTTTGGAGATCCGGGATTAAAATTGCAACCCTTAAATTGTTCTATAACATTTTGCTTCATGTCCATAACATAGACATGGAATGAAGAATAAGGATTAACACTGGTTCCCAATTGGGTTACTTCTATACCAATTTGATAGTTTTCTTGAAGCCACTTACCATCATGCAGACCAACAAATCGGAATAGTTGATCTTGATCCGAGCCAACAAAAGAACCTGTCATTGTGGAATTGCTTGAGTTTACATCATTTGCAATAAACCAACCCGTTTTTGGGGGGCATGCTGGGCGTTGCCAGTAACCAAAGTTATATTTACTTGTGCCATTTAAACCCATATAGTACATTGCGCCGAACTGCTTTTGAGCGGTTTGGTCGGTAATCCACCTATTAAGAGATTCTTCATAAGTCTCAGCCAAGAAATAATCTTGTGTAACATTTGAATCAGTAATGGTAGTGTTTAATTTTTGAGGATTTGTGTTCATAACACTTCTAGCATAACCTTGGGTATTGGTGCCGTTAGAATCGTCAAAATGAATCACAAAACTTGATGTTCCTTCGGAAGCATGATCTTTATTCATATGTTGAATGTGAAATTCACAAGCTTTACTTGAGTCACCAAGAGAGAGAATCTCTTTACCAAGCCCAGTTGTAGCGTTTCCATCCCGCAAAGTTCCAGACAGCCTAAAAAATCCTTTATTAGAGTGCATAATGGCAGCGATTGTTCCAGTCACATGGAAATTGGGACTGACGCCACTTGCAGATGGGTATACCAACAAGGCATATGGACCAGCGGCGGAGGCGGCATTCGTCACGCCCGAAAATACAGAAGATGAAATGTGCCAACCTGATCGGATGCCCGATGATTGGGAGGCCAATTCTTCACCGGCAAGTCTGACAAACGTAACTGGAGAAGACTCGGCGGAAAGCCAAGCTTGAGCAGCGTACATTCCATAAGTGGGGGCGGTATACGGGCCGTTTCTCCACACATCATTAGCAATTCCCTTGCCAGAAATTGGATTACCAAAAACTTGCAAGAAGTTGTCTAAGTTACGGACCCTTACGGGTTTCATTGTTGGGCCTTGTGGGGCTATTCCTACAATCATCAAACCATCGGCCGTTGTTGCGGCTGGTACTTGTGATTGGTCAATTTCACGAAGCAATACTCCGGGTGACAAAAAATCAAATTTAGCAGGCATTAAGAAAGATCTCCTTTTTAACTATATCTGGTAGTAAATAGTATCTTATTCGGTCAACATCCATTATTCTCTGTATTTACCATCATCTTTGGCCCATGGTCTTGAGTCGCCAATAACAACACGTTCTTTCGATACTCGCACCTCAACAACATTCTCTCTAATCGTCACCTTCGGACGTGGATCGTTCGGGCCCTCTCCTATTAAATAGCCCAGAACTTTTACATCGACCTTGGTTTCAAATTTTCTTTCTTCTTCTGCAAGATTTGCTCTGTTTGCAGAATCTGCAAAATCTTGTTGTATAAAGCCCTCATATTTGTGGGTGTCTTTCGAAAAAGTAAAGCCGTTTATGCCACCTGTTCTGGTAATAAACGGGGTCAACATGGTGTTCATTTGTTGTTGGTATTCGGACCTTAAAATGATGGAATACATTACTGTAACATGAACAGGTACAGGGATGGTAAGTGTCTCGTAGACAACTTTTTTATTTGAACGGCGACCAGTGTATTCTGGATTGCCATCTTTGGTTTTTCCAATAACAGATCTACGAAAATCCTTATTGGCAAAATCTCTTGTCTTTTTTTGACTAACTCTCCGAGAAATCGTAATGGCTCCGCCTTTGTAATCCCCATCAAAAGTTGAATCAGGGGGAAAGTGAGCCTGCATAGCACCCTTAAATTTTGAATCTTTAGCTATTGAAGTTCGATTGATGGTAATTATAGGTAATTTTAACTTTCCAACAGAATCTCGAAGATCCTTGCTGTGCTTTATCTGATATGCTCGCTCTGCTGATAGCCAAAGCACAGGGACTTTTTCCCAACCGGCGTTGGTGGTAACAGAAATATTGATTTTTTCATCAAGCCATTCATAAAAAGCCGCATCGATGTTCTCGATGGTTGATGGCATCATATCTAATTCTCTTGTTTTATTTTCCATTAAATAGCCCGTCCCTTGCTCTTATGCACTCGGCTTGAATTTCAAACTGAGTGTCTGCTTGTCCAAAAAGGTGCTTTGGTTCGTTTAACTTAACTATTTCATAATATATTGAGCCGTATTTAACAAAATCACCCTCCCTCACAAACAAGTTTTGATCCTCGGTTAGTCGTCTTTTGTGAAACATCACCTTTAATGCGGTTTTCTTATCAAGTCCAACGTTTTCCATGAACATAGTTTCGACACCACCATACTCGACTCTCGCATAAACTCGCACAGGGGGCAAAAATGTCTTCTCTATCGCTTCCCCGTACAATGAATGAAAGTTAGTATGATTCATATCAATGGGAAAGTATAGAATTTGTTGTCCAACAACCCTCTCAATAAGCTCATCATTAACTTGTTTGACCAAATTCTTTTCTTTTTCTCCAAAAAACATCGGAGGGGGCGGAGAATCGGCTTTTTTCCATTTATCAGACATCTATCTACCCCACAAAGACCGGAAGGGGAGCCTTCTCTTGTGTTTTCATGGAATTGTCGGCCATACCAGCTTCTTTTTCCATAATCTTGTCGTATGTCATCTCATCAAGGACAGTTTTTAGTTCGTCTCGAAGAGCATCCTGTTCTGCTTTTGCCTGTCCAAGCAAATCTGAAGCATTTAGGTTGACATTATCTCCGGGAATCGGAACTGAACCACCAAATTTTCCACGAACTTGCCCAAGAGTCTCTTTGGACAAAGCTAGAGCAAATCTTCTGATCCATTGTTTCCCAATTGAATTAATTGACTCGTATGCAACATTCTCAAATGGAAGGTTGTTCATATTGTTTACGCCATTGAGGCCATCTTCGTTGTTGCCATCATCTTCAAATGGTCCAGTTTTAATTGTAAATCTAAACCAGAAATTATTTGGCGACATAGAGTTATCGGGGCGAGGATATAAGCGTAACTTATTGTCAATAACTTCATAAGAATAGTGCGATGTTCTCGTATAAAGATGGTCTTCATAGGCCATTGCTTGCATCTTGTTGTGCCATGCTGGAATGACTTCAAATGAGCTATCATCCGTGTATTGTCCGTAATTATGAAAATTGCCCACAACATTAAGACCACCATAATAACCATAAAACCTCCATACAGCAAATGGGGTTCGATAATACACATTTTTAATTATAATTCTTTTATTCCCGACCTTGTTATAAAAATCCAAAGAAGCTGTTTCTGTTGATTGAGTCTCAACAATTTGCTGCAAATCATAGTCTTGTTGTTCATGCACTGTTGCAAAAGAAGCAGAATATATTCTATCGGTACCTCCAATGCCAGAGGTGGTCGAATAGGTGTCAGAAAGTCGATTTGAAGCTTCGAAACGAATTTTGGGAAACTTAACATTTGCCCTTTTGTTCTCCGCTGATCCGGATGCAGAGCCAGAAAACTCACCAGTGTGTGAAAAGGAACCAGTAGTAGATCCAAGAGCAGAACCCAGTGCATTTTTAGACTGATGTATGTTCAATATGTAAGAATACTCCAAGCAGGCTTCTTCATAGTTTGCATATACATTTTGTTCTGTTATCTCAAGATCTAAAATATCTCCGCCAAGCTTCTTATAAGTATAAGCAACTTGAGCCGCAGCACCCGATAAAAAAGGTTCTGATTCTTTATATACACCAATAGGACATGCTGCTGCTACATTTTCCGCATTGCCGGTTGCCGGCAATACAATTGCACTAGTCTTTTGTGGTGGCGTTAGGGTTGGTATTGCCATTCATATGATCCTCCAGTCTCAAGTAAATAGTCTTAAGTTTACTATGCGGATTGTTTTTCAATAGCAGCAATGATTTGAGACTTAGTATTTTTAGATGATACATCGCAGTTCATGGACTGTGCAATATCTAAAAGCTCACTTTTTTTCATTTTTGTAAGATTGGTTACACTTGGTGGGGGTGGAGTCTCGACTTTTTCTTCTTTTAAGTCTGGTGCTTCTTTTTTAAGTTTTTCTATCATAACAGAGTTATCTTCTTTAATTTGCCCTGTTTCTTGTAATTTTTTTTGCAGTTTGCTTCTACCCATTTCCCATCTCCCTTCATGTTTTTTTTGGAATTTTTTGTTAAACATGTGTCTTCGTTTTTTTCCCATACTTACCCTCTTTATTTATATAAATAGTTTCAAACAAAAAAAACCCCGATCTTTGAGATCGGGGTCGTTGTTTTAATTAAGAAAGGTTATTTTTCTTTTTTAGCTACTTTCGCTTTTTTTGGGGCTGCCTTTGGAGCAGCTTTTTTAGCTGGTTTTGCTTTTTTTGCTAACTTTTCTTGCGCTCTTTTAATACTTTTGATCAAATCATTCATCTTAGATTTCCCAAGCACCACGAATGTAATTAACCAACAATGTCTCGGCAGCGCCGGCTGGGTGTTCCTGTTGCAATACCAAAGCCATTCCGACTGATGCTGCTGGAATTGGTGAAGTAACTGTGAGTACCAATGGCAATGCACCAACTTCAGATCCAGTAGCTGCACGGGCAGCATAATATTTAATACTATCAACGCCGTCCCAATGAATAGCCATCGTAAGAACATCGGTATCAGCAGCCAATGTGACGGCTGGATTGATTGTTCTGTCAATATCGTTATCCGATTCGGTATCAACATTTTGTCGAACTTTAATGGCACCACTAGTGTGGACATTCTTTACAAACCCAATTGAATCTTTTCCGCCAGCAGCGGCTTGAGTTGCATATTGGTTGCCTGTAGCGTAGGTTTGTTCAATCAAGCCAAAGAAAAATTCCGTTGTGTCAATGTCTCCGCATTTGATTGATGTTTCAACCCACCATTTTTTACCAACCGTACAGGTAAATGGTTTGTTAGCAGTCATGAATCCAACCTGATCATTAGCGCTTCCGCCAGATGTTAACAAAACCGCACCATCAGTAAAATCAGCATCATTGGACTTGAGTGCAATAGTTGAACTATTTTCGTCTTCACGAAGCCAGATCGCAGTGGTTTGTCCATCAGCAGGGATATCTGCCATATCTTCAAAACCATAACCATGCATTGGTCCCAACACTACCATTCGTTTGTCACGCGCCAAGCCCGGAACCATCAGAGGGCGAATTTCTCCGTATGCATCATCGTCATCATAAGGTATACCCAAACCTAAGCCAGATTTACCAGCTTCTTGAAGAACTTTTGCAAGTCTTCTTTGTCCTAATCTTCTATTTCCCATAATATTTTCTCCTTTTAATATATTATTGCAATAACTTGTTTTTAATCAATGATTTTATTCCAGCCACCTCGGAACAAAATCTTTCTAGGGCAGTGGCCTCGCCCAAGGAGAATAAATCCAAGTTACCTATAAATAGTTTCCAAAAAATAAGAAACCCCCCAATCCGAAGAAAGGGGGGCATTTTAGAATCAACTAATCAGTGATTAGAGTCCTTGCTCACCAAGGAGACCTCGAACGATAACAAGACCGTACATATCAGGTCGAACCATCTTCTTAGCGTAACGGGTCATGACCCCTTTACGAGGCACGAAGTCCTCAACGCCGAAGATTGTTGGCGTGGTTTGGAGAGGCACATAAGGTGCATACACATAACCAGACTCAAGGAAGCTATTTCCTTTTCGTCCTACAAGGACAACATTACGTGGGAAGTAAGGATCAACGATAACATCAAACTTGCGGTTCAATGCACCAGCCTTAACTGCTCCGATATCGCCTTTGTCTGCATCGGCAGTAACGTTAGCGCGGAATCCAGAGGTAAACTCAAGAATATTAGCAACTTCTGGAGAAACAACTACAAAGTTTGCACCACCGCGAAGAGTCTTGATATGGATTTGAGCAGAAACATCATTGATAGTTTCGATCAAAGTTTCATACCATTCACTAACAGTACCAGTGAAGTCAGGAGCAGCGGTGTTAGCACCAAGCTCATTACCAGTGGTACGGTCAACAAAAAGACCCGGGGCACGAGACCAGTAGTAGACAGCAGCCGTTGCACCGTTAACAAGATCAGCCAAGATTTCTCGATCAATTTCAAGAGCAACTTGCTCAGAAAGGATAGAGGTCAACTCAACTTCAGCATCCAAATTGTGGTATGCATTAAGATCTTGACCAAGTTCTGGCGACCATTTGGCCTTCAGTTTCTTGGTTTGAGCAACGATTGGGATGCTATCGACCTTGATGTCGATCTCAGGAATTTCTTTTTCCAATTCCATTGGCAGGGAGAACGAATTAATCGCACCACCACTGTTTGCAGAGTTGTCAAACTGATCCTTTTGTGGGAACTGAAGTTCATTGATATCAATATCGGTACCAAACGAGGCAGCAGTAGTGGTCTCAGTTGAACCAGCAGAAGTGGTTGAATCCATAACAATAAAGGTACGAACAGCTTCCACTTGTCCAGATAGCGCCGATTGGAAAGCAGTTCCAGCAGAAGTTCCGGATGGAATAACTTCAGTCAAACGACGAGCTTGATTAATCAATGCAGCATTCGCAACGTTAACTGTGAAAGAATTAACACTTGAGTTTGCAGAAAGAGCAGTCAAAAAGTCGTTTGTTATGTCGGCATGACCACCAATAACATGTAAAGAATGCAATGCAATAGCGGACAAGTTGTCAGTATCAAGAAGTCCTGCTGTGGCTGAACCTGTCATTTTTGATTTCAGCCAGTCAACAATAACAACGTGAGAATCATCAGACTTGTTGATCAAGTCAGGATCATAACGAAGCAATTTCTTTTGAGTTTCGGTAAGATTATTAACACCATCAAGTTTGATAACAGCGCGAAGAGCACAGTTACCTTGGCCAGCAGCAAAAACAGCAGAGGCAGTTTGGGCTCCATAAGAGTAACCAACCATACCACGCATACCGGAATTGTCACCACCGGGGCTTTCAACAATGTTGACACCACCTGTGATTTGAGAACCAACTCGGTCGGTACCATAAATGGACG